ACCAGCGCCTGGTACGAGGACATTCAGTACGTCGAGGTGGCCCCCACACAGTGGCGCGTGGTGCTTGAGTTGCCTACCCAGCCAAGGTCACGCGCTGTTGCGGCTCAGCGCGACATGTGTAATATGTTGTCAAAACCCAGGCAATCTCCGGTGTTACCGTTGGCGCGTCTGGCTAAAAATGACGACAGGCGCGCTGCCCTTCTGATTGGACTGGCATGCTGTCATGCCTGGAAGTGGATGGAGGAGCAGTAGATGGCTAAGAAAGCACCCGCGAAGAAGGCACCGAAGGTAAAGCGCAAGCCTCCTGTTACGCCCGAGGCCCAGGCGATGATCAACGCCAACGCTATCCCCGCGAGGGATCGCGCGGGCAACGCTGATCCGACCCCGTTCAAGGTGGTCGTCAGGATCAATGAGGCCGAGTTCGACCCGAAGGTGCTCAAGTTCATTCGCTCCGTCCAGGTTGCGGGTGGCTTCAAGGACTCCAAAGAGGTCGTGACCGCCATGATGCGGATGGCTATGGACAACGCTCGGACCATGGGCCCGCGTTACTTCGGACCACAGCTCAAGCGCTACCTCAAGTGAGTGTCTTTGCCCCGGAAGGGGGAGCGCTCGGACCGGCCCACAAGATTGCCTCGAAAGACATCGTCGTCTACGACGCCGACGCACGCAGCGGCGGCATCGCCAAGGCCACGGTCGTCGAGGGGTTGATTGCCGAGGCCCTGTCGCAGTGTAAGAGCGCTCTGGACGTGGCGTATTATGAGCATGCCGACATGCCGCGTGAGCAGGCTATCGTCTCCGCGTTCAAGCTCATGGGCATGGAGTTGCTCAGCCTCATCAGCATGCTTGAGGGCTATCACGACGCTGCTCTGCGCCCCAAGCACAGAGCGTGTCGGCAGATAATCGTGGGGATGGTCGAGCGTATGCGCGACAACGACATCCAGGTAGATGCGGCTGACGGGGGCCTTGTGACCTTCGCCAAAGATGCTGTCCGCTTCCTTGAGTGTATGCACATCTGTATGCTCGAAGAGACCGACCGCAAGAAGCGGCATCGGTGGAAGAAGAGGTTTTTAGATGGATAGCGAGTGCGGACCCATACGAATCCCAGAGCCGAGCGATGTCATCCTGTCTTTGCGCGAGCGGGCCATGAAGGCCCGGATGCTGCGTGTGCTCGAAGCGCTCGAAAGTGGTCATAGTCGTCAGTCCGCTGCCGCCCTGGCCAACATCTCTACCTCGACCATCGCGTCGTGGGTTCAGCAGGGCCGGTACAAGCTGACGCACCAGCTGTATCCTTGGTTCTACCACGAGGTGCAGCGCTCGGAGGGCGTCGGTGAGTCGAAGTTTGCCGACATCGTTATCCAGGAGGCTGTCGGCAAGCACAACTGGCGAGCCGCCATGTTCGTGCTTCAGAAGCGCTACGGGTGGAGTGAGAGGCCAGAGATGGACAACGACATCCAGCGTGACCAGCAGAGGGCTCAGCTTGCCAAGACGAAGGCGGATACTGTTTTTGTCGAAGTCCGCACCAAGAAGCTGGAAGAGGACGGCAAGGAAGCGGTCCTCGAAAGGCTCCTGGGTCTCCTCAACGAGGTCCGGGAAGAGGTGAAGACGGATGGCGAAGAAGAGTCGGTCAACTGACAGAGAGGTAGAGCTACGTCGCTGCGCGTCTGACTTCAGGTACTTCTGCCGGTATCTGAAGATCGTAGACAAGCAGACGCAACTCGTCCCCCTCAAGCTGAACAAGGCCCAGGACGTTCTCATCTCGGCCATCGAGAAGAACCCCTGGGTGTTCGACCTCAAGGCCAGGCAGATGGGCGGCACCACCGGCATCGCCGCCTATGCCTTCTGGCACGCCTACTTCCAGCCCAACTTCAGGGTGGGCGTCATGGCACAGAGCCGTGAGAGCGCCGAGCAGATATTCGAGATATACCGGCGCTTCTACGACCACCTGCCGAAGTGGATGCAGTTTCCCACTGAGAAGTCCAACGTGCGCGAGATGTTGTTCTTCCACGGCGGGATGATTAGGGTTTTCACGGCCAACACACAAAGTGCCCGTGGCACTACCTACAACTTCCTGCACTGTTCTGAGTTTGCCTTCTACTCAGACGTCGAGCAGACGGTGCGAGCCGTGTTCCAGACCGCTACACCGGACGCTGTTGTGGTCATGGAGACCACCGCCAACGGCCTCAACCACGCGCACAAGCTCTGGGCGGATGAGAATGGCTACGAGAAGGTGTTTCTGCCGTGGACACTCTCCGATGAATACTCGCTGGACAGAAAACCCCACGGATTTAGGGGTGCTGGGCCCAAATGGACAGAGTATTACAAGGAACACAAGATCACACTCAAGCAGCTGTGGTGGGCCTACGACACATATCGCACAAAGTGTGGAAATAACTGGCAAACCTTCCACCAGGAGTACCCAGCGACGGCGGAAGTGGCGTTTATTACCTCTGGTGAGCGCTATTTCGACTTCATTTACCCACACGCCAAGGCTGTGCCCGGCTACAGGAGCTACGGTGAGCCCCAGAAGTACCATGTCTACTCAATGGGGGTGGATACCGCCTCGGGCTCGCCGTCTGGGGACTTTTCTTCGTTTTGCGTTCTGGATATTACGAACAAGGAGAAGCCGCTGTGCGTCAGCACGTACTACGCAAGGGCCTCGCCAAGCGAGTTTGCCGAAACCGTCCTGAAAGAGGCCAAGAAGTGGGACGCGCTGGTGGTGGCGGAGTCCAACTCCTACGGACTAAGCATTATCGAATATCTCATCGGAGAGGGCTACGCAAACCTCTACCGGCGCACCAAGTTCGATAAGATGGCCAAGCGGTGGAAGGAGGAGGTGGGGTTTGTGACCACTGTGGCCACCAGGCCGGTCCTCCTGGCCAATCTGCACAAGGCCATCTCCAGCGATGCGCTCGGTGTTAACGATGAGCGCATGAAGGCCGAGATTAACACCTTCGTATACTCCAAGACCGGCAGACCAGAGGCGGACTCAGGCAAACACGACGATATGATATTCGCCTGGGGACTCTCTCTGGCCGGCGTTGGGCAGATAGACGTTGTGCGTGAGGAGAAATTGCTCAGGCGCCCCGGCACCTTGCGCGAAATGTTGGCATATGAGTATGCAACGGGTAAGGTCTTCGAGAAAGAATGGGTCGGTGATGAAGAGCAATCGCTTGACATCATGTCCCAGAAGCAATTCGTGCAGAAGCGCGTAACCCCCGCCAAGATTCCAAGGCGTTAAAAGGAGTTCGAGATGGGTCTCATAAGCGAAGAGATGGCGCAGGAACTAAGCGAGAAGCTGGAAATGGGCTTCTCTGAGCAGGACCCCACCCCGTCCGTGACCGAGGACGTTAAGCCAGAGGTCGAGGCCGCTCCTGCGGCCGAAGAGGTGGTCGAGGCGAGGGCGGATACACCGGAATTGCCGGCTGATCAGCCCGACACCAAGACCGACACTGGCAAGAGCGAGGAGCAGGCAGAGGCCATGGCGGATGACGGTTCCGCCGAGGAAGAGTCTGCTTCACCGGGCCACCGCGTCCCGTATAGGCGGTTTAAAGACGTCCTCGAAGCGCGCAACAAGTACCGCGAAGAAGTCGATGGTGCTCAAGCGCAGGTCGAGGCGATGAGACAGCAGATGCAATCCATGCGCAACGAAGTTGCGGTGATGCGCAATCTGCAACCCGCTCAGCCGGTTGAGAGCAGTGCTGACGCTTCCGATGAACTCGATAGGCTCCTCAGTGGCGCCCCTGACCTCCCCAAGGAGGTTCAGGACAAGCTGTCCATGATGGAGGCCCGACTGCACCAGCAGGAGGTCCACGCCGAGCGCGTTCGTCTACGGCAAGAGGTTGCCGATGTCACCGACAGTTATGACAAAAACCTCACAGCGGATATTCAGCAGGTTCTCTATAGTGCCGTCCAGCGCGATCCGAATGTTGACTTGAATCGAGTGGCAGAGCAGTACACCACCTGGCTCGCAAAGCGCGAGGAGGAGGCTATCGCTCGTTATCTGGATGCCAATCCTGGTGCCTCCACAGCGGAGGCCGCGGAGAGTGCAACCGAGGCTGAGTCCGATGTTCCCTCCCGACCCAAGCGGGCCGGGACGGGGGCATCGCGTGTGGCCACCACCGCCGACAAGAAGACATTCGGATCGATCAAAGAGGGCACCGAGGCCCTCTTCAAGGCCGTGAAGAACGGCAACATAAACCTCTTTGGTTAGGGAGATGAGAGATGGCTAATCCAGTCGATATTTCGGTGCTAGATGCCATCCTGAAGGACTACTACATCGGTCCTCTTCAGGAGCAATTGAATAATGAGGTCATGGTCCTTCAGATGTTCGAGAAGGCTAAGATCTCCTGGGCAGGCAAGC